TACAGGGATTTCACGGAACAAACGAGCTACTTTCAACTCATTCATGATTTCTTTCTCGATGAGACTAGAAACTTCCTGATCAATATCAGCGGCTGCTGTAGTATAGTCGATACCTGCTTTTTCTTGTAAGTCACGAGCGAACTCAGTGTTCATACCCTTACGAGTCATAACACCCAATAGGTGAGCTTTCAAGAACTCTTGGCCCCACTTAGATACATCACCCTTAGAAGAACGGTCAGTGAAAGACTTCTTGCTATTTTGCATAGCATCGATCTCTGCTGATTTCTCTTCCAACTCAGACTTATACTGCTTGAGTACTTCGTCCATTTTTGCGTCTTTTTCAGCTAGCTTAGCTTCAACGTCAGCCATAAGAGCTTCAACGCCGGTTTGTACGCCAGTTTTAACGCGGATTTCTTCGGCTTCGAGAGCCTGTGCTTTTTCAACGTCTGCTTCGGCTGCTGCCTTTGCGTCTGCTTCATCAGCTGCTTTTTGCTCGGCTTGCTTCATAGCAATCTTAGCAGCTGTGTCTTCAGCTACCTTCTTTGCAAAAGCTTCCAAGTCGATGTTTTGATTATCCATCTTGATCTCCTGATCTGCGGAATTAATATCCGCGCTTTGAGGTGTGTCACTAGCTATTCCCGAAGTAATAACTTCATCCTTAGCCAGAGACTGACCTGCTAGATCTACACGATTTGTGAAAGTTTTTTTGAACTCTTCGTACTCCGCAGTGGAGTCAAAAGACTTCGCGAGCGAAAAAGTAGCCGATTGATTGCACGGTACCGATACTACAGATACCTCAAACAACTCAGCGTCCTTAATCATAAGTCCGTCGGTTTCCTTAATATAATCAGCATCCTTGACTCGGAAACCTACGGAAAAGGCCCCAAGAACACCGTCTTTAACTAGTTCTGCAACATTAGCGGGTGCAGACTTGCTAATCTTACACTCTAACTCCAAACCGTTAGGTCCAGATTTCAGACCAGTGGCTCGGCCAATTGGCTTGTCATAATCATGATTAAACAAGATAATTGGATTTTTTTCAAAGTTCTTTAGTCCACCTTTCTGCCAAGCTTCTGCTGAGATGGAGTCACCCGCGCGATCAAAATCAGCTGTACTTGCCATTCCGCGAATCATGACAGAGCCATCGTCCTGTTCATGAGTCTTGAAAGTAGACGTCAGATTAAAGATTTTATTCATCATCTTAATCCTTTTTAACTGCTGGTTTAACAGCAGGCTTGACCGCAACCTTAGGTTCTGGCTTTGGTGCTTTAGGTGGAGCAGGTTTTGGTTTAGGAGGAGGATTTTCCTTCTTCTTAATTTCTGCCCACACTTCTGGAAGAGAGCTCTGCATAATACCTAACATGCGACTCCAGCTCCCAAAAAAATTCAGTACAAGTCCTGCTCGAATAGGTGTTCGTGCTTCAATATGTTCATACTCACGCTTACTAAGTATTTTTCCTTCTTCTAGCATTACCATTGATACTGCTTCGAGGACCTTGCCTCTTTGTCTTAAACTTCCCATTATTCCTCCGTTTCTTCGACAGGGCGTCCGCCCTCATCTGGGTTAGTTGCTGAACCTGCGATGTTTGCAGGAACGCGTATTTCTTCTGTGCCTTCGATAGGTTCAAAACCTAATCGATCTCTTGCTTCTGCTGCAGTAATAATACCGCCATTTACTAGAGATGTGTAGTATGCTGAAGCATCTCGTAATTCTGGTTGTAAAGCGGGAATATCAGAAATGTCCTCACTTAGTTCGAAACCAAAAAATCTTTCGAGTCCATAATTAATTTTTCGAACAATAGGAAGTATAGTCTCAAGATAATACATGCGCATATTTGGGCGAATGTTAGCGTTGTTACCAGAATCCAACATAATTGGAGGGATTCCAAGCGCCTTCAAAATAATCTTTTCATTGTCATCTATCGAAGTTTGAAAATCTAATTCTTTAAAATTTACGTTTGAAATCGAATCTACTTCGATTCCGCCGTCTAGGATAAGAGGTCGTCTTCCTCCTGCGTCTGGACGGTATCTTGCTTGCCAAGAAACCATCATACGTTCTTTAATTTTTTCGGAGAGTGTATTAGGAGATTTAAGTACTAAACCTGGTACTGCTCCATTCTTAAAAAAGTTATCTTGGAAGACTCTCATGCTTTTCATGAGAATCATAGTACGTAATGCAGGCTTTAGCCTAGGTACTCCACGATAAATGGAGTGGAAAGAGTTTTCTTTAATATGAATAATCTCATCAGGACTAAAAGTAACATCGTGCATTGTGAACTTTTCAATATACGTCTCTTTACTAGAATGAATACGTACATCTGTAGCCGGTAAATGATAGAGATGAGCTCCATCAAAGTACATAAAGATATTACCATCAATTAAAAAATCAGTAATAAGATTACGCTTAAAGCTGTTAATGTCTTGATAAGGATTAGGAGATTTGTTTAAAAGAATCTCTACCTTAGATCTCTTGATGCCAGGAACTACGCCTCGAAAAGCATTATCTCTAGAAACAGTAGTAGGAATCTCAGCTACGTCATCTACGATCATATTTACGCCGCGATTAACGATTTCTAAGTCTTCATACGCTTTTTCATAACTAAAGCTGGGCTCTCGAGAAGAGTTAATATCATTGCCCATATGAAGCTGTGCAGGATTTAACTTCTCCTCAACTTCTACGGGGGTTTTCTCAAAAATATTATACCATGCCATTATGTTTTTCTCTTTGAATCTCTACCCAACGCATTTGCTTTTTTGCAGTGCCTAATCCGGGGTCTTTGCCATAAATTGAGTGAAGCTTTATATGATGAGTATGACATAATGTAACTGTGTAATCATATAGCTCAGCATGGTGTTCTTCTATAAAGTCATCCCGAAGTGCTTGTATGTATTCAGGATTGTGTTTGTTCTTTGTCAACCATTGATTTAGCAATGGTGTTAAACTGTAAAAATGGTGAAAGTCAAGCTGCTCTGTCTCATTGCAAATCTCGCAAGCGTTCCCTTTTTCATACTTGGACTTAGCCTTATCTCGTACATACTTTACAACATCACGTTTTAACTTGGGCATTTTCCATTAGATCCTCAATTTTCATCTAAAGAATTATATCGACTTTAGGGTGACTTGTCAATAACTATTTTTCATCAGGTGTCGCTAGAAGGACACGTTTGCGGTTTGAAATGAATATAATCCGTAGCGAAGACCGTCTGCCATGTGCGAAGCCATGTTGTGCTTCGGCTTTTCCTTTAATAGATTAGGATTAGGATCCCATTGATAAGCATCTAAACATTTAAGCGACTCTTTGCATTCTTGATCGACATAAAGTTTGTCGTTGTCAATAATCCCTGATACATATCCAATTCCATCCAGTACAGACTTCTTAGCGTTAATGGTGGAGATGTCATAGTTCTGCGCGAGATCGAACCTTGTTTGCTGAGCAGCACTATCAATATAGATGTAATCAATATCCCAACGATCAATAAGTTTTTGTATTTCAATAGCATGTTGCTCTGTAGTTCTCTCCGAATTAAAGTACTCATCAACTAAGTAGTATTTTTCCTCATCCCAATCGTATGCGATTACACACAACGCTGTAGGATCCTTGTATCCTACGTCCAAGCCCGCAAAGACATCCATCTTTGAGGTATCTAATTGAGACAAGTCTTTTACCTGTGTCTCAAAATCAAACTTCCAAATCTGACCTTCATAAGTATTAAAGTCAGCTTCGTATTCTTGCCGAAACTCGGCTTCTGACATAGACTTACGTGCTTCTGCTATATCAGTTTCTGACATTCGAGGATTGTCTCGATATGTCGCTCGTATACTACACCATTCTGGGAAATCTTCTGAAAATCCTCTATAGAAGAACTCCGAGAACCAGTTGTTACGACCCCGTGGCGTGGAAATAAAAATTGCTTTGGAGTTCTCTTTATCTAGCGTGGGTCTGAGTGCCACATTGAACGCATCTTTTCCATCAGCGAGAGCAGCTTCGTCAAAAATGATAAGGTCGTACGAACGACCAACACAAGAGTCAACTTGATTAACTGATCCCATACGTACAGTAGATCCGTTCGAGATTTCAATAACTTTATCTTTTGCATTATCTTTTGTAACCTCTAAGTCAAAATGTTTAATTAGGTTCCTTTGTAGATCGAAAGAGATCTGAGACAAAGAATAGTTTGGGGACATGATAAGGATGTTAGAGCCAGGCACTAAAGACACGAGCTGTCCAATAATGTTGGCAATATAAGTTTTGCCTTGCCGACGAGAGACGGCGGCAGAGACAAAACGGTATTTAGGGTTGTTAATCGCATTTATAATTGCTATTTGCGATGGCAACGGTGTGACGTTCAATAGGTTTAAGTACGGTCCTATTGGAAGTTTTAAGAACTTTGCCTCAGATCCTAATTCAACTATTTCGTCGCAGAGTATATCTCTACGACTTACTTCAACTGTCATATTAATCTTCTTTTTTAACTAGTGTCCAAATACCATAGGCTAAACCAACCCATGCCATCATTTTTGCTAAACCGCCGAAAAGTATTACTGATCCGCAGATTCCAATAAGCATTGCACCATCCCAAGATGTGCGCTCTCCAATAAGTCTTTTAACTAAGTTCATACGTGAGTACCTCTCTTTTTATGACCGTTCCAAGCCATAAAGCCTGCCGCTGCTAATGCCCAGTAAGCAAGATAATTTAAAAACTTAAATCCGTTTACTTCAATGCAGATGTCTCGAAAAAGTTTATCTGCCTGACTTTGATCCATTCGAGTTGTGTTTGTTCCATCTTTCTTTTTCAAGCAAGCAAACTTATAAACATAATCGTGAACAAGACCTCCCATAAGCAGTACTCCAGTAGGAGACAGCCACATAGCTAGAAACTTCGGTACCGACGCACCATCAAACTCAAAACCTTTAGGAACTACGTACTCTTCACCACCGATCTTAAAATGAAAGTCATCGCAGATTTCCCACTGTCGTACTCCCATTAACCACATAAGAATACCTTTAAAAAAGCCTTTATCTTTAGTCTGAATTGGAAGAGGCTTCATGTGAGGCATTTCAGAATACTCAAATCCTACACGGTAGTCTCCTTGTCCATCAAACTTAGTAAAGATAAAACCAACTACTACTAGTACTCCGAATACTGTCCACTGCCAAAAAGTCATTGCTAAATCAAGTAACATTTCCATTATTTCTTACTCCCTACTGCATCTGCGGCGAAAAAGGCCGACACTAGTACTGCGATTGAGGCAAAGTAAGTTGGAGCTATATCTGCAATTAAATTTGCCGCTTGGTCTAATGCAAACAAAGATGTTAGAAAGATACCAAAAGGATAAAGTAGTAAACCCCCTAAAGAAAACCATGCCATCTTACGAATAGCATCTCGTTGAGCATCCTTATCTTCTAA